GTCACCATACGCCATGATCTGACGTTCCTCCGCTCCATAGACTTGGGCGTACGCCTGGGCAAGAGACCAGAAGATCACGGTCTCGAGCTCAAACGTATAGCCATTGCCCATGGAGCTGAACTTCTGGTAAAAAATCTTCTCACCAGAAGGAAGAACCCCAAACGGCGACCTACTCTGCCCGAGATAAGGTAGCCATGGGGACGAATCGAGAAGCAGTTCAACCAGGGTTCGCGACACCGTGTCGCTAGCCATTGAAAGATCAATTGTTGCCAAGAGACCAGTCACTGACCCTTCAAGGGCCAGCCGCTGATTCTTGGTCTGATCGTTCAGGTTGACTCCGAAGCGTTGGAGCCTGCTACGCATTAGCTTCCCAAACCCTTTTTGAACATAAATGTTCATGCAGGGCTCGATGGCTATTGCGCGATTCGTCTTGTAGTTCTTCGGGACTGACACAACACGATTGCCGGGTACGATGTTACAGTACCCGACGCCCTCGTCGTCCGCCAGCTGAGAAAGTTGCCTCTCCCATAGGGGTACGTGCTTGATGGCAGCATTCGCGAGGATCGCGTTACCGATCGTTGTGTGCGGCGAACCGCTATATTTGTGCGCAGCATCCGACTTACGTCGGGAGAGTCGAGTAGTGGCACCAGGCCCCCACTCGAAAGACCTCGCTGCGTGATCTAGGTCAATCGGACCAAGCACATGCGAAGCCAACCTGGACGCGCGTTGAATTACGCGTGCCCAGTGGGATTTTTCCCACCGCTTCAGCCTGTTATTGGCCAGACGACACAGATCTTCCGCTTGGTGGAACCGCTCCCACGTGGCTTCCTCTCTCGCTTCACGGTCAACAGACCGAGAGTCGAGTTTGGACAACCATTCGTGGAAGAAGTAACCCACCGCCTCATCCCGGACATAAGAGATATAATCCTTACGCCGGAAGTCGCTCGGGTCTACTCTGAGATCGACGGGTTCTCCGCCGGTCCAGAAGTATTCCAAACCTCT